TATGATCGTACCGTTACCGGGGGTGGCACTGTTGGTCATCCCGGTGTTGTACAACGCCCTTACGTTATCACTTCACCTGTGTATGATGCTGTGGATAACACATCACTCGCGGGTAACGATGTGGTAAAACTAATCGACCTACCTGCTGACACCATCGTTATCGGTGGTGCACTGGAGGTCTTGGAAGCGTCTGGAAACGCGAACGTTACTTTGGATGTAGGTGTTTCTACAGATGTAGATTCACTTGTTGATGGAGGTGCCTCCAATGCCGCCGCTATAATTCAGTTCAATCTGAAAGCCGCTGGCGTTAATATGGTTACTTCTGCTGACGCAATCCAAGTCACCGTTCTTGATTCTGGATCTTCAGGAACTACTGCTTTGCGTTTCCGTGTACACGCAATCATAGCAGATGTTTCTGTTAACCCCGTAGAATCAGCAACGGTATCTACTGGAACTTGATGATGATAGCCCCCTTCGGGGGGCTTGACTCTTATACGTAAACACTTTAAACTCGCGTTAAGCCTTCCGGGGGTAACTACATGCAACCTATGGGATATACCGACAGATTTGCGATGGCCCGTCAGAAAGCCGCAAAAGGCGGTAAGAAAAAAGCTAAAAGTAAAGGAAAGATTTGTCCTGAAGGTAAAGCTTGGGCGAAACGCACCTTTGATACATACCCGTCAGCATATGCAAACCTAGCCGCATCAAAATACTGTAAAGATCCTAATTACGCTAAAAAGTCCAAGGGCGGTAAGCGTAGGGGTAGGTAATGAAAAAAGACCCTAAAGTAGGAACAGGTAAAAAACCTAAAGGTAGTAGTCGTAGACTGTACACAGACGAAAATCCTAAAGATACAGTTCCAATAAAATACGCTACTGTGCAAGATGCACGAGACACAGTAAAACGTGTTAAAAATAGCGGTAAATCTTTTGCACGTAAAATACAAATACTTACCGTTGTTGAACAACGTGCTAAGGTAGCTGGTAAAACAGAACAAGCTAAAATAGCAAAACGCGGTAAAGAAGCAATTAGACGCGCACGTAAAAAGGCATAATATGGGACAGCTTAAACAGTGGTTAAAACAAGAGTGGGTCCGTATTGGAACAGACGGTAAAATAAAAGGGCCTTGTGGAACATCCAAAGATAAGAAAAACCCTGATCGTTGTTTACCCAAAAAGAAAGCGCAAAGTTTGTCCCAGAGCGAGAGAGCTAAAACTGCCCGTAAGAAAAAGGCGGCAGGTGCTAAGGGTAAAACTGTTGTAGCTAATACAAGACGAGCAAAAGTAAGGACCGGACGTGGCAAGACGAAAAAACGTTAGTCTATCTGTTAAACGGGGCGAAAAACGTTCTGTAAAGCAGGGTGCTGGACTCACCGCAAAAGGTCGTGCTAAATACAATAGAGAGACCGGGTCAAACTTAAAACCTCCTGTAACGGGTAAAGTAAAACCGGGAAGTAAAGCCGCTAAACGACGCAAGAGTTTCTGTGCCCGTTCTAAAAACTGGAAAGGAGAGCGCGGTCTTGCGGCTCGGCGTAGGTGGAAATGTTAATGAAATACGATATGGCATCTCTAGAGAACCAGCTTATTACACATGAGGGTCTTGAATTAAAGCCATACCAATGCACTGCTGACAAGCTAACCATTGGAGTAGGTCGTAACATTGAAGATCGTGGTATTACAGAAGATGAGGCGCGGTATCTTCTTAAGAACGATATTAAGATCGTAGAAGATGAATTACTTAGTAAAAAGCCGATGGTTGCTGAACTTGATGCTGTTCGTCAGCGAGTGCTTGTAGACATGGGCTTTAATCTGGGGATTCCAACTTTGCTTAAATTTCAAAACATGTGGTTGGCTATTGAACAAGGAGATTTTATTCAAGCTAGTGTTGAAATGATGGATAGTCGCTGGGCGCGTCAGGTTGGGCAAAGAGCACATAGACTATCGGAAGCTATGCGAATAGGTGAGTGGCACTAATGCCTGTTTTAGAAGGAACAAATGCTAAAGTAAGAAGTATAGGGGTTAAGTTAACATCAACTAACCAAACTACTATCTACACTTGCCCATCAAACTACACAGGCGTAATAAAGCTTATTCACGTAGGGAACATAGCTGGCAGTAATGCCGACATAACTTTGGAGTGGACAGATAGTTCTGCTTCTGCAACTTATAAGATTACTAATACTACAACAGTAAATACAAAACTTTATCTACAATTATCAGAGGGGTTTTTTATTTTTAATGCTGGAGACACTCTAAAAGCAACCGCATCTAGTGCTGATGCTCTTGATGTAATTGTGTCTGTAGAAGAGTTGTTTACACCCGGAGTAACTTAAATGACGTACTTACAATTGGTAAACGCTGTTTTATTAGAACTAAATGAGGTTGTAATTACATCTGTTGCTTCTACACGAGGCATTCAAAGTGCTGTAAAAGATTTAATTAATAAAGCACAAAAAGATATCATTAATTCAGAGGTTGAGTGGCCTTTTACTTACTCATCAAACACCATAACGACATCGTCCGGTACTGGAGAGTATAGTCTTCAAACTGACTTAAAAACTTTAAATGAAGATGCTGTAATACTCAACCCGGGTGGAACCAAGCCTCTTAAATTACTTAAGTTTCTAAGTTACGACGAATACAATCAATCTTACTTAGCACTTAATAGTGATCCCGGAGATGATCATCTGGCTGAACCTGAAAGGTTCTACCTTACTCCAGATTTGAAGTTGGGCCTATATCCAGAGCCAAATGCTACATACACAATTAATTATGAGTATTACGCTACCCATAGTGATTTGAGTGCTAATACCGATACTCCAATAATTCCAGAACGTTTTCACGACGTTATTGTAAACAGAGCTAAATACTACGCTTACGTATTACGTTCAGATTTACAGTCTGCCCAACTAACAGAACGAGATTACAAAGAAGGTTTAGCCCGAATGAGAGTTGAACTTATTAACCGTAAAGATTACTTTAGAGCCGTATAATGCCAGATACTTCTGCTATTAGTCCTTATGTAGTTAGACTGTCGGGTGGTTTAGTTTTAAATAAAGATACGTTTTCTTTGCCACCCGGTGCGGCGTTAGAGCTACAAAACTTTGAACCTGACATAGCGGGAGGGTATCGTCGTTTAAACGGTTTTACTAAGTTCAATACCAATATAGTCCCGCAGACTTCTGCTTCAACAGAAAAAATACTAGGCATTGCAATCTATAAAACAAAAGTTGTTGCATCGCGTGGTGAAAAAGTATTTACAGGAACAAGCGGGTCTGGTAGCTGGACTGAAATTGACAGCGGTAGAACAAGTGCTGGGCGATACGATTTTGCTGTATTTAATTTTGATGGGACAGAAAAGATAGTTTGGTGTGACGGTGCTAATCGTGCATCTATCTATGATGATTCATCAGTGACAGACATAAGTGCGTCTCCCGCCCCGAGTAACCCTTCTCTTTGTGCGGTATTTAAATCACATCTGTTTTTATCTGGCGCGTCTGCCAATCCGTCTGAAGTCTTTTTTAGCGCACCATTTGATCCAACAGACTTTACGCCCGCTAATGGCGGCGGATCGTTCAGAACTGAAAGCCCTGTTGTTAAATTACGGGTATTCCGGGATAGGTTGATTGTATTTTGCACAGACGAGATATATCAGCTAGTAGGTAATTCCGTAGTAGATTTCCAGCTTAATCCTATCACACGTAAAATAGGGTGTTCAGATGGTTTCAGTGTTCAAGAGATCGGCGGTGATTTAATCTTTTTAGCACCGGACGGTTTACGTACGGTAGCCGGCACAGAAAGAATAGGTGATACGGAATTAGGAACTGTATCTAAACAAATACAAACTAGATTAGACGGTATTTCTTTAGAACGCATTTCATCTTTAGTAATTAGAGAAAAATCACAGTATCGACTATTTTTTCCTACTGATGCAATTACAACAGCCCAAGCCGCTGGTGTAATTGGCGTAATAAAAGCTGGAGAACGAGGTGGTATAGGTTTTGAGTATGCTGACATAGTAGGGTTAAAACCTACGTATGCAACCTCCGGTTTTATCAACAATGTAGAAACAGTGTTACATGCAGGTTACGACCATTATGTTCATCAACAAGAGTCGGGTAATACATTTGATGGAACAAGCATAAAAGCTATATACCGTTCTCCTGACCATACGATGGGAGATCCCGGTTTACGAAAATCTATGCAACGTGTAATTTGGAACTACACTAATGAAGGTAACGTCAGTTCTACTTTCCGATTATTGTATGATTTTGATGCGGCGGATGTTCCTCAACCTGATCCTTATGATTTAGCTATTGGTGGTGTTTTTGCAATATATGGTGCTACGCAATCTACATATGGCACTGCAACTTATGGTGCGTCAGGAGCACCGTTAGCACGACAAACAGTTGAAGGGGGAGGCTTTGTTTTAGGGCTAAGACTTGAAGATAATGCAGGAGCTTCTCCAATATCTTTAAAAGGCTATCAAATTGAATTTACTCCCGGAGGAAGAAGATAATGGCGGGATACACTAGGCAGTCCTCGTATTCTGACGGCGACACTATAACAGCGGCACACTCAAATGATGAGTTTAATCAGGTTCTTTCCGCTTTTAACAATTCTACCGGACATAAGCACGATGGGACAGCGGCTGAAGGACCTGTAATTGGTCTAATAGGAGATCCGGGCGTAACTACACCTCTAAATAAAGTCGTAGTAGATAACACAAATAATCGAGTGGGTGTGTTCGTAGATGCGGGCGGTGCAGGTTCTACCGTAGAACAAGTTCGTTTTCAAGATGGTGCAATTGTTCCCGTTACAGATAACGATGTGGATTTAGGCACTAGCTCTGTAGAATTCAAAGATGCGTTTTTTGATGGTACTGTGACCACAGACGCGCTTGTAGCAGACACCGCAAATATAGATGGAGGTTCCGTAGACGGAATCACGTTAGGTACAAACAGTGCTGTGACACAGGCTGTTATTGACAATGTCAATATTGACGGGGCAACAATAGGACATACTAGTGATACTGATTTAATTACTCTAGCTTCTGGTGTAGTTACCGTTGCTGGTGAAGTTAGTATGACTACGTTAGATATTGGCGGCACTAACATTACCGCTACACCCGCTGAACTTAATATTTTAGACGGTGATACATCTTCTAGTAGTGTTACAGTAGTAGATGCCGATCAGCTTATCTTGAATGATAGCGGCACAATGAAACAAATAACTGCCGCCGACTTAAAAACCTACACTGGTGGCGTCATTACGTCAGTAGGTGTTTTGGATTCTGGGTCAATAACAAGTGGTTTTGGAAACATTGATACCGGGTCAAGCACGATTACTACTACTGGTGCTATTACCGGGGGTTCTGTAACCGCCGATGATGTAGCTTTAGATGGCAAAGTTATTACTTTAACTGGTTCTACAGGCGATACTGCAACACTAACAGCAGGAACAAATGGTACGTTAGATATTGCGACCACAGATGCTGATGCCGCCGCCGCTAACATAACTATAACAGCCGACGGAACGGCAGAGCTTGCGGGCACTACAGTAACACTCAATTCTAGTGGCGGGGTTGTGCTTGATGCAGATGGTGGCACTATCACATTTGCCGATGGTGGTTCATCCTTAGGTACAATTACATCTAGTGGATTTACTGGTAACGTTGTTGGAAATGTAACTGGTAATATTAACGGTAATTTAACGGGCACTCTTCAAACTGCGGCGCAGACAAACGTAACTTCTTTAGGAACTTTATCGTCTTTAACTGTAGACGATATTACGGTTGATGGTAAAGTAATTACTCTCACTGGTTCCACTGACGATACAGCTACAATTACTGCCGGTACAAATGGTACGTTAGATATCACAACGACTGATACTGCCGCCGCCGCCGCTAATATTTCAATTACTGCCGACGGTACAGCAGAACTTGCAGGTACAACAGTTACGCTTAACTCTAGTGGTGGAGTTACGCTAGACGCTGATGGCGGTACAATTACTTTTGCCGACGGTGGTGCTTCATTAGGCACTGTAACGTCGGCGGGATTCACGGGTAACGTTGTTGGAAATGTAACTGGTAATATTAACGGCAATTTAACAGGTACTTTACAAACTGCGGCACAAACCAATGTTACTTCAGTGGGAGCACTAGACGGCGGTTCTATTACAAGTGGCTTTGGTGCTATAAACAATGGTTCTAGTGCAATCACTACCACTGGCACTCTCACTGGTGGCACCGGGGTTATTAGTGGCAGTCTAACAGTCGGTGCTGTTGCGACAGCTAATACAGACACAGATACATCGAATACAGGCAGTGTCACATTAGACTTTTCTGCCAATCAAAACTTTGTTCTGACGTTGACAGGTAACGTCACGTTGGCTAACCCGTCCACTGAGACGGTGGGTCAAAGCGGGTTTATAGTGTGCATACAAGATGGGACGGGAGGCAGAACATTGAGTCTGGGGACTGACTATGAAACAGCAGGTGGTACAGGAATCACATTGTCCAGTGCCGCAAGTGCTACAGACATTATTCCTTATGTTGTAGCGGCATCTAACCGCATCCTTTTGGGTGCACCACAGTTGGCGTTTAGTTAATGTCTGGCCCATTTGGTTCATCACAATGGATGTACGCATCCGGTGGCTTCTACCCGAAGATTATCAGTGGATCTTTGCGCTTTAACCGTACGGATGAAGGATATTTGAGTTTTACTCCTGCATCCGACGGTAACCGAAAGACTTGGACATACAGCACTTGGGTCAAGAGATCGCGCATAAATGATTCGTCAACATTACTTGATGCGTCAGTTAGTGGCGGAGTATACGACATACTTTACTTCCCTAGCACTAATCAATTTAGATATTACAATAACGGATCACAGCCCGGTGACAGACTTACTAATGAAAAATTCCGAGATACTTCCGCTTGGTATCACATTGTCCTAGCGGTTGATACAACTGATTCTACTGCCGCAAATCGAATTAAACTTTATATTAACGGGTCACAAATCACGAGTTTTGGATTAACAACCAACTTTGATCAAAACGATGACACTAGAATCAACAGTGCTGTTGAGCATCGAATCGGACAAAGCATACAAGGCGGCGTAGCCAATCTGTCTTTTGGTGGCTACATGGCAGAGACATTTTTCATCGACGGTACAGCGCATGACGCTGACGCTTTTGGCGAGACTAAAAACGGTA